ATCATAAAATTATTACTAGCTTTGCCCACGATAGGGTAGGGGATAGGAGAAGCTATTTAACATAATATTATCTATAAGCTAAATGGTATACACCCCCTACCTTGTTTATTCGTGTAGAAGAATAGGGGAGTGGCTTGTGCCCCCTAAAATTCTGATACCAAACAATTGTTTTAACTTTTTTGTAATTTGATTTTTTTATTTTGTAATAGACACATTAAAATAATATATAATATGTATAAATGCAAACCGAAACCCAAAAAGTAAAACGCAACTATAAGTTGCATAGATTTAGCGTATATACTCTATGGAGGAATATGAACCGATATAATCCATCCAAAATTAGATATGCTATGTTCATGAATAAGATAACCGCAACAGAAGCAAAATACCAACCATATGAATGCAGAATTTAGATTGCGTAGCAATATGACCATAAAACCACAATTATGAATGCAGAATTTAAAGAGATAGCTAAAGAGGCTTTTATCATAGCCTATAAAGAGAACTTTGGCAATATCACCATTAGCTGTGAAGCAGCAGGAGTTTCTAGAGGGATGTACAAGTCCTGGTGTGAGAAAGATCCTGAGTTCAGAAAGCGACTAGCTGAAATAGAGCCTGAAGAGATAATGCTTGACTTCGGAGAGCAGAAGTTAATGGAGAGGATTGCTAGAGGTGATACCTTAGCGACTATGTTTCTACTAAAAACCAAAGGAAAGCGTAGAGGGTATGTAGAGAAGCAAGAAGTTTCTCATGAAGGAGATGTTGTGAAGCAGATTACAGTGAATGTCGTTCGACCAGAGGAGCTACCGAATATCCAAAAGCAGTTAGATGGTGATGAGCATAAAGGCTTACCTGAAGGGGAGATAATTAACTTTGATACCCAAACAGAACCAGGAATGGTGATTCCAGCTACTAAGGCAGGAGAAATCGATGAAATCCCACTTTATGACCATGATAAAGGCGAATATTTAGACCTAAATGACCAAGACGAATACGAAGAGTAAGCTAAAATCAATTTAAAGGGCATTTAGAGACGATTTAAGACACTTTAATACTAAAATAGTATATATGTGTCAAAAAATAAAGAAACTGACTTATATCGCCTTAAAATGAGTCAAAATGAAATTGTAAAGTTATTACTTGACAAATTTGTAAAAAAGTAAAGCTATAACTTAACCAAAAACACACATGAATGAATGTAACAACCAACAAAGTATTCCAAATCCTGCAAGAAAGTCAAAAAAAGATTTCAGTTATGCAAGGAGGAACAAGAAGTGGCAAGACATACAATATCTTGACATGGTTTATCGTCAAACTACTCCAAGAAAAGGGAAAGACACTGACTATCTGCCGTTCCTCACTACCGTCTATCAAGGGTTCTGTAATGAGAGACTTCATAGAGATACTTTCGAAGTATGGGCTTTACTCAGAAGACAAACACAACAAATCAGAAAGTTTATACTTTCTAGGAGGAAACACCGTAGAGTTTGTTTCTACCGACCAGCCTCAAAAAATCAGAGGTCGTAAGCGTAACTATCTTTTCATTAACGAGGCAAACGAGGTGAACTACGAATCTTGGATGCAGTTAGCCCTTCGTACAACCGAGAAGATTGTTATTGACTATAACCCATCAGACTACTACTCTTGGATATATGACAAGGTGATTCCTCGTGAGGATGCTGACTTTACCATCACTACCTACAGAGATAACCCATTTTTAGAAAAATCTATCATTGAAGAGATTGAAAGGCTTAAAGACGCAGACCATGAATATTGGCGTGTTTATGGTTTAGGAGAGAGAGCCATCTCTGAAGCGACTATTTATACTCATTGGAAACGCAGAAGAACTTTCCCAGAAGGAGGGGATATATTTTATGGTTTGGACTTTGGCTTCAACAATCAGACAGCACTCGTTCGTGTCAAGTTCTACGATAACGAAATGTATGTGGACCAGCTCATTTACGACACTAAAATGTCAACAGCTCTTTTAATTGACCGAATGAAAGCTTTGGGCTTAGACAGGAACTCGGAAATCTTTGCTGATCCAGCAGAGCCTAAAACTATTTCAGAAATCAACAAAGCAGGATTTAATTTGAAGAGTGCAGTTAAAGATGTGTTCGCAGGAATCAATAAGGTAAAGTCTTATCCACTAATAGTTAAAAGCGATTCGTTAGACTTGTTGGATGAGATTAAAAACTATAAATGGAAAACAGATACAGATGGCAATACTTTGGATGAGCCTGTGAAATATAGAGACCACTTAATGGATGCAATGAGGTATGCTATATACACAAAATTTGCGAAACCAAAAAGAGGATGGGTTGTATAGGTTAAAAATTGTTTACTTTTGTAAAAATATCTTATAGCGTGAAATTTACTGAATTTGTAGGTAACTTAAATCCTTTTAAACAAAAGGCTGCAACAAACATAGGATTCCCTAGTAATCCATTAGCCGACTTTGCAGGATTAATCGCAGGAAGAGTTCTATACCCTGAAATTAATCAAAAGAAATATGTAAACGACTATTGCAACAATAGTGAAGTATATGCAATCGTAAAAAGAATTGCTAAGACTGTATCTACAGTTCCATTCTATGTTTACAGCGTTAAGAACAAAAAATATTTCAATCAGTACAAGTCTATGATTGCAAACGCAACTTCGGTTGCTGATATTGCAAAAGCAGAGTTGGTAAGAGTGAAAGCTATCGAAGAAGTAGCTAATTCTCCTTTAAACGACTTGTTACAACAACCTAACGAATACCAATCATTCTCTGAGTTAATGGAGAATATGGTTGGATACAAACTAATAACAGGTAATTCTTACATTTGGGCTAATAGATTATCTAATGGCAAGGTGCAAGAATTAGTAGTTCTCCCATCTCAATATGTGGCTATCGTTTCGGATGGCACAATCAATGGGGTTGAAAATTACACATTCACTTTGGTGGGATGGGATAATTTACCAGCAAAGGATGTAATACACTTAAAATACTTCAACCCCTACTTCGACACAAACGGACAACAGCTTTATGGCTTGAGTCCTTTACAAGCTGCATTTAGAACAGTACAGCGTTCTAACGATGCAAAAGATACATCTGTGGGTATGTTACAGAATCAAGGTCCTAAAGGCGTACTATACGCTAAAGAAGGAAACAATGATTTTGGACCAGAGGCGGCAGGTAAATTAAAAGAAGATTTCTATAATCAATACGGAACTAAAAGCCAAGCAGGCATCGTAAATAATGCTGGAAGAATACTAATTGCAGGTGCAGAGTTAGGATGGTTGAACATGGGATTGTCTCCTGTAGACTTACAGTTATTAGAATCTGAGAAAATAACTCTTAGAGAACTTTGTAATGTGTATGGTGTTAACTCAGCATTGTTTAACGATCCTGATAATAAGACCTATAACAACATGAAGGAAGCTAAAAAGGAAATGTTAACGCAAGTTGTACTTCCTGAGTTAGTGGCTATTCGTGATGCGTTAAATAGATTCTTTGGTGCTGAAATGGGAAGAGATACTTATATCGATTTCGATTTAACAGTATTCCCAGAGTTACAAGAGGACATGAAGGAGTTGAGTGGTATCTTATCTCAATCATGGTGGATTACTCCTAACGAGAAGCGTGTGGCTATGCGTTATGAGACTATTGAAGATCCTGCTATGAACGAGATATTTATCCCTGCTGGTTACTTACCTATAGACGAGTTGACCATGTTACAAGATCCACGAAACGCACAACAACAAGGAGATTATAATATCCCACCAGTAAAATAAAAAATATGGAATTAAAATCTTTAGATAATCTATTGAAGTCAATAGAAGCTAATTTACAAGAGAAAGCTATTAATAAAACAAATCCTAAGGGAATTGCTCATGCTAATTCTTTAATTGATAATGGTGATGTAAAAGAACCATCTTCTTGGGAGCATCCTACTGTAGAAATGGAGAATGCTTACTTAGAAGCTAACGGATGGGATGAATTTTCAAAATGGTACTTAGGAGTAGATACTTCTATGGATCCAGAAACTAAAGGTCATTATGGCTACATATATACTTCTGATTTCAAGACTGTGGATAGACAAGGTTTACGAGCTATCAGACAAAGAGCAGCTCAACATGGATTAAATTCAGTTTTTGCAGCAGCAGGTAAAATGATAGAAAAGATTGACGCTAAGAAATAATGGCTAAAATACTTTATCCTTCACAACAGTTTGCTTTGCAACAAAAGATTGCAAGGAAATCAATAAGGGAATATCAGCCACAAATACAGGCGGTATTACAAAAGGATTTTGATAAAGCTGCCGAATTAGTGAAGCAATTAGGAGCACAACAAACGGTAAATAACAGACAATCATTATTCGACTCACAATCGATTAATAATATTTTACGAAATTTGTATGAGAATGTAGGCGGTTATACCGCAATGCGTTATCAAAAGATATTTGACAAGTTTAAAAAAGAAGAGTCTATAGACTTTGATCCGCTAGATATTGGTGACGAATGGTTGGCATTTATGCTATCATATTGGACAGCAATTAGTGGGACTAAAATGTATGGCATAGAGAATACAACTGTGACTGAAATATCAAGGTTGATTAATAACGCTATACGATACGGACAAGAAAATAACCTTTCTCAAAACGAAGTTAACCAAATGGCTATAAATTCGTTGAAGGAAGGGAAGATTAACAAGTCAAGAAGTCTATTGATTGCTCGTACTGAATCGCATCAAGCTTTAAGCACAGGTGCATTTGGTGCAACTAAATATTCAGTAGTGCCATTGTTAAAGCAATGGGTGCATTCTGAGTATATGGGTTCTCCTAGATTGTGGCATTTAGATTTGGATAGACAAACTAACCCTGACACTAAAGGAACGAGATTATTGGTGAATCAGCCATTTATGGTTAACACACCAAACTTAGGGGTGATACAAATGCAATACGCACATGACGCTTCAGGCGGTGCTATAAATAACTGCAACTGCAGATGCTGTACAGTGTATATTGCGTAAACAAATAAATATGAGTAATTTTTATAACAAAAAAGGAGTAAGCGGTGCACCGATTGATATGTCGGATGACTCAAGAACAATAGTAGTTTACTACTCCGCATTTGGTAATGTAGATAGCGATGGTGATGTAATCACTCCTGGAGCATTTACCAAATCATTAAAAGAGAATGGTCCAAAAGCTAAGAATAGAATCTGGCATTTGTTCAACCATTCAACTGAAAAGCCAATAGCTAAACCATTTGATATGATGGAGGATAGCTTTGGATTAAAGGCATATGTTAAAATGCCTAATACAACTTTAGGTAGAGATACTTACGAGTTGTATAAAGATGGACATATTACCGAGCATAGCATTGGCTTCCAAACTGTGAAGTCTCAAGCTAAGTCAGGTTACAATGAAATCTCTGAAATTAAATTGTTTGAGGGTTCCTCTGTTTTATGGGGAGCTAATTCTAATACACCAACAGTAATGGTTAAGTCTGAAATCAAAGCTACGCTTATTGACGAGATGGGTAAAACTATCAAGTCTTTAAAGAATGGCTTTTATACAGATGAGACATTCGGTTTGTTGGAATTAAAACTTAAACAATTACAGCAATACCTTGCTGAGATGGAAGATGAAACATCAGTTCCTTCAGAACAACAACCGCCAGTAGAAGAGCCTAGTGACTTGCAACCACAAGGCGAATCAGAAGATGAGGCATTGGAAGAAGAAGAAAACCCGATGGTTTCCGTTGAAATCGAGGTTAGCAAATATTTACAATCATTTAAAATTTTCAACTAATGGTAGAAGAAATTAAAAGTGCTTTCGAAGGTATCAAGTCTGAATTAAACGGACAATTCGATGCTGTGAAAGCTGAAAACGCAACTGCCGTAGATGCAGTTAAATCTGAATTAGAAGAATTAAAATCTCAAGTTGCTGTAGTTAAAGATGCTGCAGACAAATTAGAGGCAAAAAACAATCGTATTAAAATGAACGAAAATCAAGCAAAAGGCTTCAATGTAGTATTAGGTGAAGCTATCGAAAAGAATGCAGACCTTATCGGTAAGGTAGCTGCTGGTGAACAAAAATCAACTAAGTTCACATTAGACACTAAAGCTGTAGGAACAATGACAGAAGCTGTTAACTTAACAGGTGATATCCCTCGTGCTTACGCTAATCAAGTTTACGCTTTACCTGCTCGTAAAGTGCATGTTAGAAGCTTGTTACCAGTTGGTACAATCTCTACAGGTTTATTTACTTTCCCTAAGGAAACAGGTGGTGAAGGTGCTGTAGCTGTTCAAACTCAAGGTAGTGCCAAATCTCAAGTAGATTTCGACATCACTATGACTGATGCTGCTGCTCAATTCATCGCTGGTTATGTAAGAATTTCTCGTCAAATGTTGGATGATGTTCCTGCAATGACTTCTTTCTTACAAGCTCGTTTGTTAGAGAAGTATTTAATCGCTGAAGATGCTCAATTATTAAGCGGTGATGGTTCAGCTCCAGATTTACAAGGTATCTTAGGTGTAGCTTCTGCTTACGCTGGTACTTCAACTGTATATGTTGCTCAATTAGTTGAGTCTGTAGGTCAAATCGAAGCTGCTAACTACCAAGCTAATGGTATCTTAGTTAACCCTGCTGATTGGGCTACAATCTTGTTAACTCAAAATACAGATTCTCCTTACTCTTTACCAGGTGCTGTTGTAGTAGGACCAGATGGTGGCTTGAATATCTGTGGTATTCCAGTTTACAAATCAACTGCTATCGCTGCTGGTACTTTCTTAGTAGGTGACTGGGCTATGGGTGCTCAAATCATGCAAAGAGATGGTATTTCTGTACAATTCTCTGAGAACGACCAAGATAACTTCATCAAGAACTTAATCACAGTTCGTGTTGAGGCTAGAATCGCATTCCCTATCTACTATAGCGGTGCATTCGTAACTGGTACTTTCGGTGCATAGTTTTAGAATAACCTAAAATATAAAGGGGTAGCTTAATCGCTATCCCTTTTTTATTTGCTAATATTGAAATAGTTTGTATCTTTGTTATGCAAATCCGATAAGGTAGTAAGAGTACATTATCGGGTTGAATTAATCCCCGCTATAGTCTCAGTATTATAGTCTTGCTTCCACTGGAAGCGTTTTAATCAGCCCATCAAACTCTTACTTTGGTGGGTTTTTTATTACACCAATCGGTCAGGTTTCTTAACAAGTTTGTATCCTGATTGTATCGACCGATACTTTAAAATGAAAGTTTTAGTTCTTGTTGTTTAACACTTAGAGTTTTGGCATTTGTCTAAGTGGAGATATAAGTATCGTAAAAAGTGGTAGCAATGTTTTAATGGTAACAACTATCGACAAGCAAGTTTAAAAAACAACGATACTCCGTTTGGGTATGCGGGTACAACGAAGAGCACTGAACCTACAAGGTCTAAATAAAGTGGGGGAATATCAGCAAAGAATAGCATTTGCTTGGGTATAGACCATTCTATGTTGATGCGTTAAATTTTGACTATTTTTGTAAAAAATATATAGGATGCAAATTGTAAGAGATATTACAACAACAGTAGCCCCTACAGCAGAAGTTGTTACTTTGGAAGAAGCTAAGAATTACCTTAGAGTTGACTATGATGAGGATGACGATTTAATCGAAGCTTTGATTGCTACTGCACAAACAAGACTTGAGCAATATGCAGGTGTTGCTATGACTACAAGAACATTGAAGGTTGTAGCTTATGTAGACGAGTTTATTGAACTTCCTTATGTACCAACAGGAACTATTAGCGTTGTAGAATATTGGGATAGCGAATCTTGGGTTCCTATGGTGGTTGGAGATTACAGAGTTTTAGGAGAAACAACTAAGAAAGTTTACATGATTGCCAACAATCGCATGGAATATAGATTTACTTATACTTGCGGTTACGCTACTACGCCTAAAGGCATGAAAACAGCACTTTTAAAGTATGTTGCTGACCTTTACGAGTATAGAGAGTCAAGTGTTGAGGCATCTACTCCAAATGAAAATATAACGACTGCTTATGAGCTTATGAAGCCTTATAAGCGTATTAACTACATATTATAATGATAGGCAAATTCCACAATAGGATTACATTTAAAAGCAAAACAGGCGTGTCTGATGGTGCTGGAGGATATGTAAATACCCTTGCAGACTATTACACTTGTTGGGCTCAGATAGTTACCGATGTCGATAACAAAACCAATATACTTAGCAAGGACACCTTAAGCAATGATATAAATTTTAGAATCAGATATACAACATCTAAAACATTCACTAACAAATTGATTATCAGCTATAAAGACAATTTATATTTAATAAATTCAATAGTTAATGAGGGAGATAAAAATCAATTCTTTATCGTAGGTTGCTCAACATTACAGAATGGCTAAATTTATCATAGAAACTAAGAACCTATTTAAGCTTCAAGTTAAGTTTGCTGACGCTGCTGATGAGTTTAAGAAATTTGCCATAAAAGAGCTTAACGAGTCTGTAAAGATTATGGAGGCAGATGCAAAGAAAAAATCTAGTCCATCAAAGTTGCCTAGAATTAATATTAATTCAACATATAAGAGAACAGGCAAACTAAGTGGTAGTATCAGCTCAGAGCCATTTAATGGAAGGTATGCAACCTTAATACTTGGAAGAGGCATTAAATATGCTCCTTATGTAGAATTTGGTACAGGATCAGGATATGGGTTTCCGTATAAAGTAGCTGCTAATTTTAGAAATAGACTAGACTCTTTGGCTAGTATCTATAAGGGATCAGGTCAAAGGAATTACAATATGCCTGCAAGACCATTCTTCTTTAATACCATAAATAACGGAAGGAATAGCTTATTTAGAAAGCTTAAAAAGTTCAAGTAGCAAGTTTAATCATATAAATATATTTCGCTAAATTTGTGTAAATGAAAGACTGCGGATTAGCTATAAGGAAGGCTTATTTTGATAAATTAACTAGCGAATCTTATTCGTTGGGAGTTTATGATACAATAGCCCCAGATGAGATTAACCCACCGTTCTTAATCATTAGTAGTCAAACATCTGCTGAAAATAGTGACAAACAAAGCTATAGCCAAAATGTTACCATTCAGTTTGATATTGTCTATAAAAGTTCTAAAGCAGGTGAAGTAGGTCAAAAGTCAGTAGACGAATGGTCTAACGAATTATTGGAAATTATAGGGGTGTATCCTGAAGATTATCCAAGTGCTGCTCCAGACTTTAAAATAGTTACTCGAAGAGTAGGTTCTAATGTAGCAACATTTGACTATATTGATGAAGCCTATGTTTTCAGAAGAGTAATAACAATGGAACATTTTGTGAATCAAATATTATAAAAAAAGTAAAATAAAATAAAATGGCAACAACAGGTGTATTTAACGGAACCTCATTGGTTGTAATGATTGGAGACGAAGTAGTAGCACACGCTACATCTTGTTCTTTAAGTTTTTCTGTAGACTTACCAGATAGCACAGATAAACAAAGCGGTGGATGGACTAACCACATTGGTGGTGTTAAATCTTGGTCTTTGACTACAGATGGTTTAGCTACAGTTGATCCTGCTGCTACAGCAGATTATTACACTACAGGTGAGTTAATGACTGCAATCGCAACAAGAACTCCAGTAACTGTTAAGTTTACTACAGTAAGTGGTACAACTCCAGTAACAGGTGACTTGATTTGGTCTGGTTCTGCTTTCATTGAAAGTATGGATATTACTGCTGATATGGAATCTCCAGTAACTTATTCAGTATCTTTCACAGGATCAGGAGCATTGACTCAAGCTACTAACTAATAACCAAAAACAACAACATATATGAGAGGGCACTACGAATTAAAACTTTCGGATGGTAAAAGCGTACCAATGCGTTTCTGCACATGGTCTTTAAAAAGATTCTGTCAGTTACAAGGTATAGGACCTTCTGAAATTGGAGAAGCTTTAAGCGGTAATGCAACAATAGATGCGATAGTTAACCTATTAAAATCTGCTGCTGAATATCCATTGTACAAAGAAGGAATAACCCCTTCTTTTACAGACATAGAAATTTGCGATTGGATTGATGACATTGGAGGCATGGGTAGTCCTAAGTTCCAAGAAATCATAGCTGCTTTAAGTGAAAGCATGACAAGTGGTATAGAAGATACCACATCCAAGAAACAAAAAGCTGGTGGTGTAAAAAAAAATTAGAGTGGATTGATATTGAAAAATATACAATGGGGGAGTGCCAAGTGCTTCCCCATTTGTTTTGGGATATGACGATGGCTGAGTTAGACTTTGTGTGGTATGGTTATAGACATAGAGAAGAACAAGAGTGGTTAAGAGCAAGATGGCAAACTACTTTATTGATTAATGTTCAATTGCCAAAAGGTAAAAAGGTTAAGCCAACTGAGCTACTTGAACTTGACTGCGATAATCGTAACTTTGTGAAACAAAGAGTGATGGATCAGAACGAACTTAATGAAGTTCTTAAAAAATACGAAAACATTAAACCTATAGGTAGAAATGGACAATAATCAAATAGACTTTAAACTCGGCTTAGACTTCTCTGCGATTAATGAAGCCCTAGCTCAAATTAGAGCACAATTTAAAGGTACAGATGCAGAATTTGCTAAGATAGCAAAGTCTATTACAGCTTCTTTCAATAAAGCAGAAGCTGCTGCTCAATTATATGGTAAAGAGTCTGCTCAAGTTGTAGCTGCAAACAATGCACTACAAAAGTCTTTTGTTCAATTAGGTGCATCAGGAATTGATTATACTTCTAATAGTTTTAAGCAATTAAATCAAGAAGCATTAAAGGTGTCAAATACAATGACATCAGCAGGTGCATCTGTTAAGAAGTCTAATATGGGTTGGACAAACCTGGCATTAGTTATTCAAGATTTACCATACGGATTTAGAGGTATTCAGAACAACTTACCTGCATTAGTGGGAAGTTTTGCTTCTGCTACTGGTCCTATTTACTTAGGTATATCTGCTGTTATTGCTGCTATTACAGCTTGGGATATGGGCTTATTCGGTGTTAAGAAAAAGACTGACGAAGCTAAAAAATCTCAAGATTCATATAATGAGTCATTAAAGACTGCAATGAGTAGTGCTTTCGGTGAAATATCACAAGTAAAAGCATTAGTATCTGTTGTAGAGAATCATGGTTTATCAATAGATAAAAGAAGAATAGCATTAAAAAAGTTACAAGATGAATATCCTGCATATTTTAATAATATGTCAGTTGAAAAAACATCTATCAATCAACTTACAAGTGCAACTAATTCTTTGACAAGTGCAATTATTGCAAGAGCAGAAGCAAATGCAATGACTGCTGAAGTTGAAAAATTAGCAACTCAAAGATATGAGAATACTAAGAGCATAGAGAAGAATGAGACTGCTATCCTAAACATGAATAATGCTTTAGGGATTCTTAGTAAGACTGAGGAAAAGCACATGAATCAATTTGGAACAGTTACAAGAACGAAGTCTCCATATGATGTTCAGTTAGGGAAAATAAAGGAATTAGAAAAGGCTAATAAAGATTTAGGCACTCAAAACGAAATAATACAAAATAAGATTGCTCAGTTGCAAAACTCTATTAACTTTAGAATGCAACAAACAATTTTATTAGATTACAAGCAAGAAAAATCATCTAAGCAAAAAGCAGAAAAGCAAAAGGTTGAATATTTTGATTTAACAAAAGCTGTAGATGATTACTATGCAGCTAAGATGAATTTTGCTGAAGGAGATAATAGAGCACAAAGAGAAATCCTAAAGCAACAACAGATGACATACGATGATATGTTATCTAATAATTTAATTTCTACTGTTAAATGGTACGATAAAACATCTGACTTATATAAGCAGATATACGAGTTAACAAGAAAAATTAAAGAACAAGATGCTAAAGATGCTGAATCGTTTGCTAGTTCAAGAGTTAGCAATGTAGAGGCAAGATTGAATACAGAGTTAAAATTACATAAAGGCAATCTTAGACAGCAAAAGAAAGATGTAAAAGCAGCTATGGCTGAAATTGCTGTTTTACAAGCAAGTTCATTTGACTCTTCTGCTATTGCTGTTTATGCTGCTGAATTAGAGAAATTAGGATATAAGCTAGAGGCATTAGGAGATGACTTTGATGCAACTGCAAGACAAATTAGCGGTATTGTATCAGGTATGCTTGGTGATGCTTTAGCAACTATTGGAGAGAATTTAGGTAACGCATTAGCAGGTGGAAAGTTTGATCCATTTGGAGCACTTTTAGACATATTGGCTAATGGCTTATCGGCTATTGGTAAGGCGTTGATTGCTTATGGTGTGGCTATGGATGCATTTAAAAAAGCATTTAGTAATCCTTATGCAGCCATTGCAGCAGGTGTTGCCTTAGTAGCAGCAGGTGCGTTCTTAAAAGCAAAAGTTGGCTCAATGTCACAACCTGCACCATCAGGTGATGGAGTTCAGAAGTTTGCAAATGGTGGTATCATATCTGGTCCTACTTATGGTTTAATGGGTGAATATCCAGGAGCTAAATCAAACCCTGAAGTAGTTGCTCCTTTAGACAAATTGAAAGATATGATTGGTGGTCAAGGAAGTGGTCAGTTTGTACTTAGAGGACAAGACCTTGTATTGGCTTTAAACAGAAGTGAAAAATCTTTAACCCTTAGAAGAGGATAATGGCATACGGACAAAAATATTCGGTTATATACGCTACCAAAGCAGACAAGTTAGTTGAGCTTAAGTTATGGCAAGATGGGTATGTTGGTGACATTATAACCCTACAAGGCATTGATGTAAGCTTACAATACATACCAAACTCAGACGATCCATATGAGCCTATATTGGCATCTCAATTGGATATTAGCATAGACTTTACTGACACAATATCAAACATAATAGATTTTACAAATATAGATGACAGATTTATGTACATAGAAATGTACATTAATGATGTTATAAATTGGGTTGGATTTTTAATTAATGATAATGTTCAAATATCATACTCGACAGGTAGGAAGATAGCTTCATTTAACGCTACTGATGGGTTAGGTATGTTAAAAGACATACCATTTGTGCCACATATTGGTAATACTGGAGTAAACGACTCAAACACGCTATTAACAATACTTCTTCTTTGTTTAAATTCTATTAATTTTAAGAACGATAGAAATATTATCACAATGTGCTCTTATTATGCACTTGGGATGGCTGATAGAGGCGATGCTACATGGAGAGATCCATTTGCACAAACATTCATGAATTATAGGAATTTTTTACAAGATGAGTATAATTATACCGATTGCTTAGAAGTTATTTCTAATATCGCTAAGTCTTTTGGATGTAGAGTATTTCAGGCTAAAGGGAAATGGTGGATTGTAGCAATAAATGAATTTGCTGAACCTAATGCTTATTACACAGAATATTTATCTACTGGAATTAGAGTTGACAATGGTGATGGCAATCAGATTAATACTTCTTCAGTAATAGAATACTATTGTAATAACACTTCTGACTTGTACTTTATCAATAATAGTCAAGTTAAGATTATCAATAAAGGATTTTACAAAATTATTGCAGAGGGTAATGTAGAGACTGCTGAAAACTATCTACCTAATGGTGATTTAAGAGATAATGACGGCACAGAGGCTACTTTTTGGACTAGAAATTCTACAGGAGATGCTACTTGTCTATTGCAATATAACGCTACATACGATTATTACTACTTTGAATTAGTAACTACTCCTGGTGGACCAGCAGGTACAGCATCTGTTGAATTAGAGGCTGCATCTCAGCCAAATGTAACAGCAGGTGATTCATTAAACCTAAATATTTTAATTGGTGCTACATCTACAGACCAACCTATTGGGTTTATAGATATAACAATATTTGATGGATCTACTACTTATTATTTAAACAATCAAGCTAAGTGGCAAACTACAAGCACATCTTATACTGTTTACAATCCTAAGACAAGTGGTGATGCTGAAGATTTTACTTTAGACCTTAAGACAGAGCCATTCCCATCTTTAGCTACAGGCACTTTAAGCTTCAAATACAGAGTTAGTGAAGGCGTTAGTACATTTAATACACTAACTAATTTTGTGATGAAAATTAAGTCTAAAATAGCCAAATATGAGCTATCTGGTGCCGTTTTAGATACTGACCAATATGTACACAAAATAGAGTTCCCTTATGGCGTTGGTGGTTACGATTCTTATTACCCATCAGCTAAAGGAGCCTTTTTATTAAGCGATAAGTCTATTGCTACTCAATGGTACAGATATGGGCTATTTGAAACTGATAGTTTCTTAAGTTTGCCTGAGTTATTGATTCAGCAATATGTAAACACTTATGGTCAAAACATAATTAATGTTGATTGTGATTTGACTAGCTTTTATACAGCAAACACAAGCTATCCAATATTAGATGCTTCTAAGTTATTATTTGCAGAAGATAACGATCCTGCTGTAATAAACATTAGTGAGAAATCTTATATGATTGGTAATAGCACAGTTAATTATCCATCTGACCAAACAAACGCAACATTGCTACAGATTTCAAACGAAGAGATTGAGTGCACTAAAGTAAATAAATACACATTACAAAAAACAACTTTCTAATATGGCATCAGCAGTTAACGGAACTAATATAATACTTTACTACTATGATCCTGAAACTTTGGAGGGAATCCCATTTGGTGCAGCTACAAACTGTACCTTTAATGTTTCTGTTGAACAAATAGAAGTGACTAGCCAATGTTCGTCTTGGTTTAAGCAATTTAAGAATGATGTGGCTTCATGGACTGTAGATTGTGATGGCTTTGTAGCTTTAAACGATTATTCTTATTTATTCTTAGCTAACTTACAATTAAGTAGAGAATCAATATTAATCAAGTTCCAAATAGACAACGATAATGGTGGTACTGAAGATTTAGGTCATACTGTGTTTACTGGAAGGGCTAACCTTACTTCTTTGTCTATTAGTGGACCTGTAGAGAATACATCTACCTATAGCGTGTCTTTACAAGGCTCAGGACCTTATACAATTAGTGGTACTCAAGTTACTCCTGGTGGTGTTGTGGTTGTAGGCACGAATGTAACAATGTACGATTACACAGCTATTGGTGGTGAGACTTCAATCACTTGGGCTGGTACTGTTGGTATGAGTTGTGTGACTGTTACAAGAGGTGGTATTGAGGTTAGAACCATAGGTACTACTGGCACTCCAACAGGTGAAAATGTGGTATTTAATACCTCTACAGGAACACTTACCTTTGCATCAGGAAGAGCATTGGAAGCAGATGAGTTTGTTAGAGCAATTTTTAAATAATTAACTTAATATAGGATGTCGAATCAACTTTTAATAACAGGTGGAGCTAAAGTAAGAAATCTAGAAGGTGTATTAACTGGAACAAGTGGAGTGGTTAGTTCTGTGCCATATGGTGGTGCAAACGGAGTAGCTACATTAGACGGAAGCGGTAAAGTTCCTTTAAGTCAGCTACCAGCTTCAGTTATTACTTATTTGGGAACTTGGAACGCAGCAACTAATACTCCGACTTTAACTAACGGAGTGGGCGATGTAGGCGATTTATATATTTGTAATGTAGCTGGTACGGTAAACTTTGGTGCTGGTCCTATTACATTTGCGGTAGGCGATTGGGTTATTTATAGCGGTACAACTTGGGAAAAGTCTGGAGGTGCAAGTGGAACGGTTACAAGCGTTGCGATGACTACTCCAACTGGTTTGAGTGTAACTGGTTCTCCAATTACTACAAGCGGTACTTTGGCACTTTCTTTATCAAGTGGGTACACAATACCTACAACAAGTTTTTTAAGCGGTTTAGTGCCTTATACTGGTGCTACAAACGATGTAGATTTAGGAACGCACTCTTTAAGTGCTGATTATTTAGAAGTTTCTACTACAAGCACTCAAACTGCTGATGTGGCTCAAATAGTTTGGAACGCATCTGACGGAACTTTTGATATGGGTTTACTAAACGATGTAACCTTACAAGCTGGTCAAGAGATGCATATCTACGGAAAGGCGAGTGGAGCAATTAGTAACGGACAAGCGGTTATGTTTGCTGGTAGTCAAGGAGACCATTTATTAATTTCGGTTGCTGATGCTGCAACTATTAACGCAAACCCAGAATACTTTATTGGTGTTGCTACGCAAGATTTTGCAAATAATGAATTTGGTTATGTAACTGTTTTTGGTAAGGTTAGAAACATTGATACAACGGCTTACACTTTAGGTTCTGTTTTGTATTATGATTCTACAACGGCTACTGACGGAGCATTAACTCCAACAATACCATCTGCACCAAACGCAAAGATTATAGTTGCTGCGGTTGTAAGGGTACACGCTACGCAAGGTATTCTAATGGTTAGACCACATACGATGCCTAAGTTAAGCGACATTCAAAATGTAGGAATTACAAGTGTTGCTAATACAGATGGTATTTTCTATAATAGTTCAACTTCAGTTTGGGAGAACAAAACTATCGCTGAAGTTTTAGGTTATACTCCAGCAAACGCTGCAACTTATGTGCCATATACTGGAGCAACCACAAATGTTAATTTAGGAACAAATATTCTAACTGCTAATCAGCTTTGGACAAGTGGAACAAGCAATAGCGGTTTGTTTATGAATCAATCAAGTGCAATTACTGCTCCAGAAGATTCATCTACTTATACTTCTATAAAAGCATATACAAATAGATATTTATACTTCAGTTTTGGTCAAACTGCGGCTTACAAAAGATTTAGATTTGATGTTAATGGTTTAACAGATAACACGACGCTAACTTACACTATGCCTAATGCAAGTGGCACTTTAGCATTGACAAGTGATATCCCAACTTCATCAACATATGTAGATTTAACTTCTGCTCAAACTATTACTGGTATCAAGACTTTTACAAATGAGCAATTATTTGGAAATGGTATGACCTTAACTGGTGGTTACATAACTTACACAAGTGGATCGTTTAACTTGACTTTAAATACCAATCTTTTAACTGCTAATAGAAATATTTATTTACCAGATGCAAGTGGAACAGTTGCTTTAACAAGTAATTTAAGTTCTTATGTACCTTATAGCGGTGCGACTGGTTCAGTTGTTTTAGGTGCAAATAATTTAACTGCTCAACATATCATATTAGATGGTGTTCCTTCAAGTAATGTTGCTGGTAGTTTATTAATTAAACAATCAACAGTTTTTGCTTCTAATCCTGCTTATACAACAATAACTTCAACTGGAGGTAATTTTACAGTAGTAGCTGCTGCAAGTGGTAGCACTTGGTATCAAGCTAAGTTTGATTTAAGTTCTTTAACAGTTGACACATTAAGAACTTACACTTTACCTAATACAAGCGGTACGATAGCTTTGACTTCTAATCTTTCAGCTTACCTACCTTTAACTGGAGGTAATTTAACTGGAGATTTTAGTGTTGATTCAACTGTTTTATATGTAGATACAACTGCTAACAAAGTAGGCATAGGGAACAATGCTCCGCAAACTTTATTAGATATAAGCGGTGCTGGAACTTATGATGGTGCAATAAGAGTTAGAAGTACTGGAACAAATACTCCATCTGTTTATTTGGCAACTGTTGCAGACACTATTGCTTACGGATATGTTGGAACAGTTGGAAGCATTCCTTTTTATATTAATACTAATAACACTACTAAAGTTGCAATAACTTCATCTGGTAATGTTGGTATAGGAACAACAAGTCCAAGTGGTTTATTTGAAGTTTCAAACTCTGGTAGTGGAGTAACTGTAGGAGATTTTTTAGTAGATGCTGCGAATAAAAATGTATATGTTGGTAGATTGAGTTCTACATCAAATGATAACACAAACTTTATTGTTAGAAATAGAATTGGTTCTGCTTTATTATATGTTACTGGTAACAATGGTAATGTAGGAATTGGTACAAGTAGTCCAAGTAGTATATTAGAAGTAAAGCAAACAAGTGGGGAGCCTACAATTACAGCGAATTATAATAATCAATATTACGCTGCATTATTTAGTGGAAATGGATATTCAGGAGTAGGTGCATTTAGTCTTATACCTTTTATATTCTATTCAAATTCTATTGAAAGGATGCGTATTCCAGGTTCAATAAGCGGAGATGCGGTATTATTGATTAATAGTTCATCAAGTGTTTGGGATACAACATATAGAGGGGTTATAGAAATAAATGGTAATTCAAGTGCATTACTTGGTTTAAAAACTGGAGGTAATCCAAGAAGCTATTTTTATACAACTGGAGCTGACACTTATGTAGTAAATACTGTAAGTGGAGGAACTCTATTTTGCATATCATCAAGTGGTGGAGTTTATTTATCAAGCGGTGCAACTTCTTGGGCTTCAAATTCTGATGAAAGATTAAAAGATATTACTGGTTATATTAATAATGCAGTAGATTCTTTAATGACTTTAAGAGCAATTAAGCATACTTGGAAATCAAATAATGACAAAAAAGAACATTTGGCTTTAATTGCACAAGATGTACAAAAGGAATTTCCACAAGTGGTTGATAAGTATAAACTACCATCAACTCCAGATAAGGAGCAGATTGATGATACCGAATATTTAAGTGTAAGATATACTGAACTTATTCCAGTATTAGTTAAAGCAATACAAGAACTTAAAGCGGAATTAGACGAATTAAAAAATAAATAATATGACAACTTACAAATGGATTATAAACCAAATGGACACTAAGCCAACTGAAGATGGTTTAACTAATGTAGTAGTAGTAGTAAATTGGACAAGGTCAGCAATTTCAATTGTAGATAATAAAGAATACTATTCAAGTGTTTACGGAACAATGCCTTGTGCTACTCCAAGTTCAACAGACTTTACTGCTTACCCAGACTTAACCTATGAGCAAGTATGTGGCTGGTTGGATGCAGGATTGCCAGTTGATGAAATTGACGCTAATTTAGATGTTCAATTAGAAAACTTAATTAATCCACCCGTTATTGTTTTGCCTCTACCTTTCCAAAATCCATAAATAGTTAGTAGCTTTGGCAAAAACTATAATATGAAAAACATTAGATTGGTAAAAATTAAAGACAAAAGAACGGATAAAGTATTTTATCAGATACAAAAAAAAACTTTATTATTTGGATGGATTGGTATAGGTAGTAGAAAAACTGGCGAAATTGGAGATTTTTATACCTTAGAAGAAGCTGAAAAATATTATAAAGCATATTCATCAAAAT